TATTCTAAAATTTCCTCGTAAGGAAGTTAGCCCTGCAAAATCACCAAGTGTAATACCCGCACCATATATGAGATATGGTACCAAAGTATTGTTTGGTAAATTTGGTGCAAGAAGTGTTATTGTTACAGGTAAACCTTCACTTAGAGATCCTACAGATGATGATAATGTAAGTGGCGGACTTTTACTGGTATCATTAATTGTAATAGGATCACTTGTGGCAACAACCGGGCCACCTATAGCTCCTGTTCTAATAGTTATTCTAAATGTATCTGCCATTTTCTTACCTAATCTGTAATTTGATCTGCTGTAGGTGTTATATCAAAGAATGCTGTACCGTCTTGCCCCACAGTGAATTCTCCGCTAGATGTAGTAAAATCTCCAGCATTTTCCTCTATTTTCCAGTACAACTTAGTACCAGGTAAAACATTAACAGTGGATACATTAATTCTGCTAGAAGCCCCCTCGTCTATGTCTGAAGGAATAGAGCTAAATTGATATACAGCAGCAGGACTTTGACTCGTATCATTTATTGTTACTGGATTTGAAGTTGCAACTAAATTATTTCTAGCAGCATCTGTAAATATACTAACACTAAAAGTTTCTGATCCTTCTGTAAATGAGTCTGCTGTAGGTGTTACTGTAAATTCTCCGTTACCTCCTGCATCTATAGTAAAGGATCCTGAAGTTACACCAAACTCCTGAGCATTGGAAGATACTCTCCAGTATAAAGTAGTTCCGGCAGAAACTCTAGTAGTGGAAACAAAAAATGTTCCTGCCTCCCCCTCATTAATTGATGTGGGAACAGATGAGAATGTGTAAACTGGACTAACAGAAGAATCATTTATTGTAATAAAATTACTTGTTACAACGGGATTGCCGCCCAATTGTGTTCTTATTTCTATCTGAAAACTTTCTGAACCTTCTGTCAAAATATCTAAAGAGGGCGTCACTGTAAAAGTACCTTTGCCTGCAGCTGCTGAAAACGAATTTTGAGTAGCTTGAAAATCGCCAGAAGTTAAATTTCCGGATAAAGGAATGCTCCAATATAACTGTCCAGTATAATTAGTTGAAACCTCAAAAGTTGCTGTTACCCCTTCATTTATGCTTGTAGGTGCTATAGAAAACTCAAAAACAGTAAGTACTGGAGTTGTGCTAGTATCAGATATAAGTATCGGATCACTTGTATAAAGAACTGACCCTTGAGTATTTAATTTAAGTTCTATAGAAAATCCTTCGCTACCTTCAGTGAAAGCATCTGCAACTACACTAACAAGAAATGATCCTATTCCTTGATTATCTAATAAGAAACTACCGCTTGTCCCATTGAAGTCTGAAGAAGATGTGCCTATATGATTAATTGACCAATATACTCTCGTGTTGGTTGGAAGATTAGTTGTTTGTATTTCAAAACTACCAGAAGCTCCTTCGTTTATACTTGAGGGCAATTGGGTAAATCTAAATGTGGGAGTTTTACTAATATCATTAATTTTAACCGTAGGACTTTCTGCCACTAAAGTTGTTCTAGCAGAATTTGAAAATACTCTAACTTTAAAAGATTCTTCAGTTGTTTCTGTAGTGAAATCTGATAGGACGTCTACGTCGAAGAATCCCGAATTACTATTAATTTTAAAACTACCAGAAGAAGAGGAGAAATCTGCGCTTGTAGTTGAAACATTATTAATATTCCAGTACAGAGTAGTATCATCCGCAACATTAGTAGTAGTTACTGTAAATCTACCAAAAGTTCCTTCATCTATTGATGTTGGATAAGTAATCTGATACGTAGGAACTACAGGAACCGGATCGGTAACCGTAATTGTTCCACTTGTTGCTACCGGCGTATTTGTAATACTTAAAGTTCTAATACTTATTGTAAATGTTTGATTGCCTTCTGAGGAAGAATCACTTAGCGGAGTAATTGTAAAGGTTCCTGTATTACTATTAATTAAAAATGAATCACTATTTAAAGAAAAATCGGCAGCTGCAGTAGTGCCATGATTTATTGTCCAGAATAGTCTAGTATTGTCAGGAACGTCAGTGGTAGTTACAGTGATTGTAGAGCTTGAACCTTCTGGTATTGATGACGGAACAGTTGAAAATCTATAGGTAGGTACTATAGTTTCATTAATTACAATAACAGAACCACTTGTAGCAACTACAGGCCCAGTTGTGCCTCCCGTACGAAGCTGAACTGAAAAGGTTTCCTGCGTTGCCTCATTGAAGGTTCCTTCTGCCAGTGGCCGTATGTCAAAGAATCCTGAACTATTATTAATTTCAAAACTACCACTTCTAGCTAAGAAATCAGAATTTGAAGTAGTATCATTAACAATAGTCCAATATAAAGTAGTACCATTCGGCACACTTACTGTTGAAACTTCAAACCTTCCTGTTCCACCCTCTGTTATACTATTGGGAATAAGGGCAAAGGAATAAGATGTTACTGGTGTTGTTGGGCTATTTACATAAACTGGATCAGATGTAACTTGTACTGTTCCATCATAACCACCTGTTCTCAGTTCTAAAGTAGATTGGCTGGCTGTAGTATAACTAGTAGAAACTGTTCTAGTTAAAGTTCCTTTTTGTCCATATATTCTTATTTGTAATTCTTTTTTGCCGTCTGTAAATGCGGAAGAAGGCACATTTCCAATTTCGTTTAGATATATTACAGAACCGTCAAATACATCTGTAGTATAAATTGTATAAACGACTTTGGACCCTCTTTGCACTAGGGAGACATCTGCTGTTATACGAAAAGTTGGGCGCGGAGCAAACAGATATCTATTAGGAGCACCATTTAGTTTTGTAGCTATTTGATATTCATTTGGCTCAGGTATTTCAGGTGAAGTAAAATTTTCTATATTAGTTGTATGTGCACCTAATCCTGTGTCTAGAAAAACACTTCCATTATCTGTTTGTATAAAAGATTTATTATTAGTTCTAGATCTTGGATAATCCTGAGAGTCACTCGAAGGAATTTCAGTAAAAAATCTTTCTTTAACTGTGTTAAAGGCGGCAGTATTTTTTCCTAATCTAATATATTCTCCGGTCCAATAAGCTAACCCACCGATGTCTGCTTGTCTATATAACCCATAGAAAGTAGTACCATTATATGTGCCGATTAGGTTATTACTTTCATATAGCATTTGAGAAATATACTTACCATCATCAATAGGTATATTATATTTCTTTGACCAAGCCTCCCATGTTATAGTTGATTCTGTTTTTATAAAATTCATTATTTCTTGGGGAGTCGCATCAGGCTTTAATTCTAAAAAGCATGCTAACATACCGGTCACTTGCGGCGCTGCCATAGATGTGCCACTATACGAACTCAAAAAATAGTTTGAATTTCTTGAGTCTCTGACATCTCCTTTCAATTTGGTTGAAGATACTATATTTTTTCCTGGGGCGAGAATATCTACAGCTGGGCCTTTACCAGTAAAATCAGTAGGAGTTTCTTGAAGTGTATCGGCTAGAGCACCCACTATGATAGCGTTTTCTACTCCCTTTTTTGTCCCCAATATAGAATGCCTGTTAGGATACCCCGCATATCCAAAGAGTTCAAATAAGCTATAATGAGATATGTAGTTATCAGCATCCGGACCACCTTCAACGTCAAGTTTAAAGCCATAATTGCCTGCTGCCCAAACGATATGTATACCTTCCGCGCTTGCATCTCTTATATCCTCAATCATTGGATCTAATACATTTTTAATTTCATCCTTATCAAGCCAACCGGAGTATTTCTGATTACCGACATGTATAACCGGATCTGACTGACCCCGTCTGCGCGCCATGTCCACCATACTTTCAGGAAACCCCAAATCTGTATAGTTTTTTAAACCATTACCAGTGGAACTCCATTGTCCGTAATGCTTGACGCCTCGGTGTATAATATAATTATCGGGATTAGTCCACCAAAATCCTGGGATGCTTTGAGCGCCGCCCCAAGAATTATTGATAATTGTAGGATTTCTGTAACCCGTTTTTGGGTTAATAGGTTTGTTTTTATGAAAAGCTCTAAAATAATCAAATACGTATAGATACCAATCAAGACCGGAAATTCCTTGTTGATCCTCAGGTATTCCTACAATCGGATCCCCCGTGTAAATGGTAGCGTTGTAAATACTTGCATCTTTAGCCCAACCTTGGGTGTTTCCGGCAGCGGTTCCGGCGACGTGAAATCCATGATCTGAGTCTGAATAACTAGCGTTATAACTATAAGTTTTTGCAGGAGTACCCCTAACAATCGGATCTAAACTATACCAATTAAATTGATTATATCTGCTAGTTCCTCCCCCATCTGGATTAGTGTAAAACTCAGGATGGCTATCAGTTACATTCGCATCCATTATGATGATGTCCACATTTTTTCCAGAAAGAGGAAATTTTATAGTCTCAGTTCTTCTTTGTATTGCATCACTGCCCCCTGATAGGTCAACATACCAAGTATTTTGTCCAGATTGATTTCTATATGTTTCTCCCTTTATACATCTTAGCAATCCCCAATTTTTATCTGAACTTTTTGCAGTTGAAGTTTTCGTAAACGTAGAACGTTGTTCCCAATAAAGTACAAAATCTGACATGCCAACTTCTTTCATGGATAAAACAACATTCTGAACTCTAGGATCTTTTTTAATTTGTTCAGCTTCGCTTTTAGTCAAATAATAAAGTGTATTTCTACTGATTGGTTTTCGATGAGATAAATCTACTGCTCTATCAGGTATGTAGAGATTGCCCCCTGGAGTTTCCATGTCATTATAAAAATCGTCAAGATCCTCATATTTGTATAGGGTAACTACATATTCTCTTAAATTTTCCATCTTTTAGAATCCTGGATATCTAAACTTAATAGTTCTTACATTCGGAACAGAAATTACTTTAGCTGTGTGACTGATATTATTAATGGGGCTGGAAACATTTCCTGTATATAATACTTCTATATTTCTTCCTTTAGTTAATCCATGCTGTATAGGAAAGGTAACTGTTACCGCACCTCTAGAAAAAGAGTAAGTTCCTGTCAAGCTTTCAGTAGGTGGACCGGCGGATATTGTAGTATTACTACTATAATTTACACCCGATTCAAGTATATCAAAACTTGTAATTGTTCCAAATCTATTTACGCTATTTACTCTTGCTCTTGCAAGTATTCCGGTATCATCGGTTATGGTTATTGGGTGATCTTTTTTATACCCTACGCTACCATCTATTATATCTATTTTGCTAATTACAGAATAAACTTTTGCGGACAGAGGAGGAATATCAAAAACAGTTCTATTTAAAAGTATAGTTTTTGTTGCACCAATTTCTTCGTCCTTTAAAAACGAACCTTTTATAGTTGTAGGATCTAAAACTAATTCATATACATCATACTCTTGTAAATCTACTTTAATTACTTTGCTTACTATAGCTCTTGCCCCAGAAGTCTTTCCAATAACCTCTGTATTTTCAAAATCAAAAATGTTTTGTCTGTAGTTCGTTTCCTGTATTCTCAAAGAATAATAAGTAGTCCACTTTCCAGAGGAAGCTTTTAATACAATATCATAAGGATAAAAGAATCCAATTGTTTCTTTGTATAAGATATTAAATAGTAATCGATATGCAGGTTCCGTGCCTTTTTTACTATAAATTTCTCTTATTCTTTTAACTAAGTGCCTGTTATTTGCTAACTTAGATTGAGGCATATCAAAGGCATAATTTTGAATAAATCTAGTTATTAGATCATTTGTGGTTTTATCTATATCCGAATATTTAGTTATATCTTGAAGTATTTCCTGAGACTGATTATTTTGTTCAAGAAATTCATAATATGCTTTTAAAAAAGTTATAAACGTAGTGTAATCTGTTTGTATAAAATCGGGCATCTGATCTTCAATAAGAACAGACAATCTATTCTGTATTCGTTTAAAAGGATTTTCTGCCCCGTCGCTTTCGTAAAAGGTATAAATCAAAGGATCTTTTAACTTCCCCAGATTCATAAAGCTTTCTGGAATATAAAATTCGCCTTTTCTATTATAAAAGGTAAGAACTCTATAAATGCCTTTTCCGTTTCTGTCTAAATCTTCCCGAATCGCTTCTTCTCTAGTAGTGAAGAGGGGATAAAACCAACCTTCTAGATAGCCGGCAAATGAATTTGATCTAGATGCCCCATATATCTTCAGTGGCCCTAGTAGCTTTTTTGGCTCAAAAATATTAATTGACATTTTAGGATGTAGTGACGGTTATATCTAATCCTGGACTTCTTTTTACTAAAGCATCAAAGGTACTATCATCTATTACTAATATTAAGTCTCTTGAGGATTGTATGTCTAATTCTTGTATTCTAGAAGAAATTCTTACATCGGTTGCGTTCTCATAAAATCCCGCAGGTCTCAAAACTGGAATAGAAATTATACCGGAGGAATAGTTAACTGTTCCTAAATTAGATAGAAGAATGTTTTCATTAAAAGAATCATATAAATGTATAACTCCCGCATTCTCAGAAGTGGCAGCATCCTTCATATACACCGAGTATATTGTTTGATTTATTTCATAATAAAAAACCGTTGACTGAATTGATCCCGGAATTAATTTGTTCGCAAATTTGATTGCCGCTTTTCCCGCGTATCCGTTATTTACATTTACCTCAGGTGCTATTCTTTTTTGTATTCTAAATGTACTAACGTTTCCTATTATAGATTTATCCAACGCATCTATATTTCTAGAAAGCTTAGAATATATAAAAGGTTTATTAAATTTTTGTAACTCAAATTTGAAATATTCTTCTATAGTATTTCTGGCTAACGATTCTAGGTCAGAAACAGTGTATCTTGAATTTTTAGCATCAAATTTTATTTTAACATCTAAAGTTATAAACAAATAATTTGGATCTATAAATTCAGGAATAATTGATAGTATTTTTTTATCTTTTAAAATTTCTTCTTTGATTTTATTTTTTAATTCATTATTAATAGTATATCCGGTATATGGTTTTAGAGAAATAATTACTTTACCATACATAGGAGGATCATTTTCTTCTCCTCCCCAAACCGAGACTGATTCCACCAAGGGATAATTTGCCTCAATAATAGATTTATAATCATTGGAAGTTACTGCTCTATTAAATGATGATAAAAATCTAGGAGCCTTAAATTTAATTTCATCTAGAGTATCTGGCTCATCTCCACCACTTGAATTTTCTATCGCTAAGATTGGCGTTGAAACTTTTAGATTACCTGCAGTAACAGATAAGCTAAATTGTTGTTCTATATCACTAGAAATATTACAAGCAGAACCATTACTTACTAGATATTCTATTTTAACCAGATTTCCTGAAGTAAGTTTTTTACCAAGTACACCATCGCCAAAGAAAATTTCGTAATAACCTACCGGGTTCTGTTCTAGAAAATACACTAAGGAATTCTCAGTAAGTCCTTCTAAGTTTCTTGCCGGCGTATAAATGGTTTGTACAACATCCGAATAAGAATTTTGAACTGTTACTCTTATGGTTGTTGTGTCAATATTTAAATTCGGAATAATATACTTTTCTGAAGGCCCAGATATATCTACTCTGTAAGTATAACTTAAAGGTTCTCCCTCGACAATAGTTATATCACTAAAGGCATATCTACCATTATCTAATCTAACTGTTGTTGAATCTAAATTTGAAAATGTGTATACTGTATTGTTAATAGAGGTAGTAAATGTAGAAAATTTAGGCAACGTTAAGGTTGAAGGAGTGCCAGCTGGAGCATCCGCAACAAAGGAAATTTTAGCTCTAGCACTTCTATAAGATAGAGGAGTATAACCTAGATGTTTTGCTATTGAAATTGCAGATTCTCTTTTATTTGCAGAATCTAAAAACATCTCATTAGCAACCATATTTGCTAAATAAGAATTGTAATAGGTGTTATAAGATAAGATATCTAGTAAAATGGAAAGACTAGAAGCATCGAAATCATAATCTTTAAAAATAAGATTATTGTCTTTATCTCGATAGTTAGTTAAGAATTGTTTTAAATTAACTTTGATTTCGTCAAAGTCTAATTCTGAAATTCTATAATTTGCCATTTATCGTACTCTGCTTAGAAATGTTGATACTGTTATAGGTCGGTCAGTATTTTTTAAGGAAAAAACTACATTTACAATTAATTCGTTTGAACTAGATGTTTCATTTACAGAAATATCTATTATCCTTACTCTCGGTTCGAATTTTTCTATAGTTTCTTTAATTGTTCTTTCCATTGCAATTTTAACTGCCGCAGTAAAATTTTCAAATAATAAAGAAGTAACTTGAGTTCCTATTTCTGGCTGAAATGGCCTTTCGAAATTTTTAGTTAATACTAAATGTTTTACTGCAGTTTTAACTGCTTCTTCGTCTGTTTTAAGATAGATATCCTTCGTAAAAGGATTAACCTTAAACGACAAATCTAGATCTACAAAATTTTTAACTGATTTAGTGGTCATATTTGATATTTATTAGCTTGCAGATATAATGCCCTCGACAAACATTCTATGATTCTTCATAGTCTGCACTGCGGGGTATCTAGATTTAATAATATTTCCGTTTTTATCAAGCAATAATGATACATGAATCCATACTGTTCTAAATTTATCTGTTCCGTTGTAGGTTTCAAATTCTAAAAGTAACTGTCGGTAGGGAATATTTTTTACGCACCAATTTGCTATATCAATATAGTCTGTAATAGATGCTCCGCTAAATTGTAAATCTGCAGCAGCACCTAATCCATGATCTCCGACTCCAAGATTTCTACCATCCTCAGTTGTAGCACTTGCCGATCTTAAACCATTGGTTATAGACAAGTTAGGGTATCTTTGCTTTATAGGTTCTAAGCAATTTTCTGCTAACTGCATCATATTACAGACAATATCTTTGGAAGTTAATCCTCGTTGAGGTTGAACTTTAACTGGCGCATAACTACCTACCAACATATCTCGAAGAAGAAAATTTTTCGATAACTTAAAAGATCTAGGGAAGTTACCCTGAAACTGATTGCAAACTTCGCAAGAAATTCTTTCCACATCTGAACTACCATTAGTTTGTTGATAGCTGACGGGAAGTATAAACTCTTTTCCAAGTACAATTTTTGTAGATACTTCCCCATCCTTTTCTCGTAATTCTGCCCATCCATCAGATTCAGGTTCGCCTGCGTCAAAAGAAAAAGTATCATCACTTAAAGGTTTTCTTTCAAACCTGGGCAAAGATGCCTTGCTAGGATTTCTGCGCTCAGGTGGATCAAAAGGACTTAAAACTAAATCTCGAATAGCATTTGCACCCATTTGAGTTTTAACCAACAAAGCATCCATTAATAAATTAACACCCGCCTTTATACTTAAAGTGCCGCCTGCTTGATTTGAAAGTGTTCCCTTGGCATTAATATTAGTATCTTTCGCAGATTGTAGATTAATGGAACCATCAGAAATAATATTTACACTTTGTTTACCCGATATAACTACATTCTTTCCTACCATTGCTATACTTTCCGCAGCCTGCACCACGGCATTTTTATGTCCTGTAACTGAAACATCTCCGTCAACTTCTATGGCAGCATCATCTTTAACGTAAATAGATGTTCTTCCTTCAACAGTTAAATCATTTGCACCTTTAATATAAACAGAATTGTTTCTGTCTAAAATTTCGTAGTTATCGCCAAGCACTTTTCTTACCATCGTGCCATTTACATCTATTTCAATATAGGTTCCTTTTTTGTGGAATATGTGTATTCTTTCAGCATTAGGCGTTGAATCTAATTCGATAACGTGTCCCGCTTCAGTTTCTATTACTTGATTATACGGATAGTTTCCTTTATATGCGGAATCTGGTTCTTCCCAAATATCAGTAGATCTTGCTATTTGTATATTTTCAGTTTTTTGCGCTTTCTTTATTTTAAAAGAAAGGTGGCTGGTGTCACCTAGTGCAAGTTTATTAACATCAGATAATCCCTGATATTCATACTTAGGATACTTTTTTTCTGGATCAGAAAATCCGGTAGTTCTGGCTAAATCTTCGTTTGTTATAGCACCATTGTCAATCTCAGGTAAATAATTATCAGCTTCTTTATACTTAATATCTAAATTGGTTTGATCGCTATTAAAAGTTAAAACACCAAGATTAAAATAATCTTTAACTTGTCTTCCGCTAAAATCTTTTCTTTCTAAATCATCCGCAGCGCTAACACCAAAAACATGGGCACTAGCGAGTAATCCGGATACTACAGGTTTATCATCTTCTTCTGATATCTTGGATAATCTAATTAAATCGTCATAATTAGATTTCGTCAAAGTGAGCATTGCTTCTTCTTGAGCTAAACTATTAGATAAAAATTCCTGTTTAGATTTAACATTATTCAAACCTGTCCAATTACTTTTATTATCTGGAATAGTTTTATCTAATTTTTTAGAACCGGAGGCCTTAAGATAACCGAGGTTAATTAAATTGGAGATACTTATCTGATACTTACCTAGTTCACCATATTCGCCGACCTTGCCTAAATTGCCTGAAGAAAGTTTTTGAGATAACGCAGAAAATAATTTGTCTATATCTGAAGGACTTAGGGGAGCGAAGGAATTTCTTAAACTTGTAACTACTGCACTTTTATAAATTAGATTACCAGATTGCTCATATAAAGGCGATCCTCGGCTATCTTTAACTACATTCACTTCAGTTGCATCCTGTTTTTTCTTTTCCTGAGCTTCTTCTCGCAGTTCGGGTTTACCAGGAATAGTTCCTAAAATAATAGGTTGTTGAGCATCCTCGACATCTAAAAACCAACCAGTAACCCAAGCACCTGGAACTAGTCCTACAGGCGTGGCACCTAACCCTGATATGGATGCAGATGTTACAGGCTGAATAGGAATCGCCCAAGGTAAATCGCCGGTAGGCAATAGATTAATATCATCAGTATGATAACCAAAAATTCTAACTCGACAGCGACCTAATCTCTCAGGATCATCTCTATCTTCAACTACTCCTATCCACCATACAAAATTTTTCATTATCTCATAGCCTTATAAGAAAAACTATCTTTAGTTAATACCAAACTAGTATAATGAGTTCTCGGATTAATCTTATGTGCTAAGTGAGTTATTAAATAATAACCGGAATACATAGGATCAATTTCATAGGTATTTTTATCCTCCATAGTTAAAGCTCCGCTATCTTTTTTCGGAAATTCAATGTAGATTGTCTGCCCAGCTTCTATGTCAGTTCTACCCGGTATCATTATTTCCATTTTAAAATTATGCAATTCTAGTAAATTTGATCTTCTATTACCCCATATGTTTTTTACTCGCTCACTGAAATTATTTTCAAAGCCAGTATGTAGACCAGGACAAGAATAATTAACATCCAAACAGGTAGTTGGGTTTCTCGGAGTGTTTTCATCGAAAATTGGAACCGGTTGATCTTTTTCTAAGTGAGAATAATTTCTAAAACTTTTTCCGTGGTCATAATCCACATTTTCGAATTTTTTATTGACTACATCCACATCTATAATTCTGTTAGCTATATACCCATCTAAATGATTTTTAAGTTGATCAAATGTTCTATCAAATACTAATGATCGTATATTGTACATAAATTTTGCATCTCGTAGCCCCTCCTCATCCATAGTTGTTATACTTGAGGCAGAATACATATATGTGCCGATTGAAGCAACCTGAGGTTTATTTAAGATAGTTTCTAGATTACCAAAATAAAATCCCTTTGTCGTTTCCCAGAAAAGAAAGTTTGCACTTTTTTCATTTGCCGGTAAAGTTTTACTTGAAACCCAATTGATACATTTTACAGGAGACCAACCCGGACTCACAAATTTTATAGTGTTAGCCGTTTCACCAAAAAATGTTAAAGGAGTTTTTACGTCGGCTGCAGGTTCTCCTGCAATTTGAATATTACGATTAGTTATAAGATAATCTTCATATATTTGTTTAACTATTGTTTCCGGTTTCCCCGAAAAAGATCTATAGATTGGATTTAATAAATCCTGAAAGGTTTCTAAAGATGCAAAGGATAAAGTATAAATTAAAGTACTACCATCCTTTGCATACATCTTATCTTTCAGAGCATATACTTTAAAAATTTTAGAAATGCTTCTATCTGAAGATAGTGTAGGAGTTCTTATAGTTAAAGAAATATATTCCTCTCCTACCATATTAAAAGCATTAATTAAATTTCTACTATCTGATAAAACTATTTCACCAGACACAGTATAGTCTAAAATACTTTCATTTAAAATTAGTTCAACTAAATAATCTGTAAGATTTAGAAAAGATTGCTTTCTAAAAGAAATCAAAACAAGATTATCTATCTGAACTTGCCCTGGGGCATCTAAAATTTCATCTACTTGTGTTGCCATTAGATATTAATTAATTTTTTATAGTTTGAAACAATTTCTTGTATTATCTCGGGTTTCAAGATTTTTACAGCTCTATTTTTTTCATTCTTTTCACTTTCTACCTCATAATTACTTTCTAAATCTGCAATTTCTATTGAGCTCTGATAAGCAACTGGGGTATTGATTCCTTCGTCTAGCGGATTTTCATATAGTAATCTAATAGGTTCTTCGTGACTAGAATCTTCGGTAAGAACAAAAAAGGTTTCCACAACATACCCTTTACTATTCTTCGCTCTGTTAGTTGTAAAAACATTTTGAGGACCACCATACTTTTTTTCTACAATTTTGTATAGAGATTCCTCTGATACAGGCCATTCAAAACGAGGATCAACAATATTATTAAACATTAGAATTGTCCAATGAAGTTTTGCGGTGCCATAAAATCTATAGGAAACTTCTTCAGGAGTTTCACCGTGTAAAACTTCGTATTCCTCAAAATATAAGGAATTTTCTAGATATTCTTTTGATAAAACTACTCGCTTAAAAATATCGACAACAACTTGTCTAGATTCAAAATCATCTAGAGAATAAGATATCTTTGGATATTCTGAAAAGAAATTAGTAGCCATACTTATCTATTGATTGAGCTGTTAGATTTTCTAATTCAGTAAAGGTTAGAGTTAATCCAACCTCAACGGGCGCACCATCCTGAAAGGTTGAAAATTGTTCTCCGCCGTAATCTACGGCCATGTCTGTTAATGCGCACCTGGTAAAATTATGAAGATAATCGTTTTCTTTATCTTTATAAAAATATTGAATATCAAATTCGGAAGGGTAAACATAAAATAACTTTTCCGCAGTAATTTCAGGATGCATGTGCACTTTAAAGATTTTTATAATGTCTCTTATTTTTTTACTTTCTGAAGAATTTTTAGGGAAAAATCTATATCTAAAAGAAAATGATCTATAGTCAACAGATTCGAATAATGTTTCTCTAAAAGGATTAGTTCTTGTTCTTGAAGCTAATTCTCTTAGATTGTTAACTACGCCGCTACCCGATCCTAATTGAGGTATTCTAGCTAGTTCGCTTAAAAATCTAGATTGGATTTCTGCTTCTGCGCCTGTTAAATTTTTGGCGGCGAGGGCGGCTGATCCCTGTATAAAAATCCCGCCCAGTCCAAGTAAACCAGCCACATCAGTATTGGTGTAATTAACGCCATATTTTGCCGAAGGCCTTTCTTCTATGTTTAGAGTAATAACATCTTTTAGTCGTACTGTTTTGCCCGACTTAAAAGCATCATATCCTTTTTGATCAATCATATTAGTCACAACAGAAGTACCTACTCCTGCTAAGGTAGCAGGGATTAAGGCCTTACCCGCACCTTTAATACCTGAGGTCAATCCTGCTCCTATCAAAGTTGCGCCAGCAACGATTCTGCCCGCATATTCTTTTGCAGTCTGTACTGCAGATTCCGAGTCAGCCTGAGTAATTCTTCCCGCAGTTCTTCCCCTGTCTACAGCTATCGCATCTATTTCTTTTTGTGTCTTTTCATCTACCAAATAATCAGAGTTTTTATTTGAATTGAATTTCTTTATTTCGCTCTTTTCTCTTACGTTCACAAAAAAAGCTACGTAATGTTGTAGATCGGGTTTAATTCGCAATCCTTCAGGAAATTCATAAGTTCCAACATTATAGGGGGACAAAAATTGATTTTCAAATTCCCTCTCATACTTTCTGCGTACTTCATCAACGGGATCTTTTTCGGGATCGTATGTGGATTGGGCCATTTTCTTTAATAAATATTGTTAAAAATCATTATTATTTATAGGCAATGCTATATACCAAAACTTATAAAGGTAAGTTTAGACCGAAAAATCCTGGAAAATATAAGGGTGACGTTACTAATATTGTGTACAGATCTCTCTGGGAACTTAGGTTTATGAAATGGTGCGATCTAAATCCCTCAATACAAGAGTGGGGGTCTGAGATCGTTATTGTGCCCTACGTGTCACCAATAGACAAAAAAGTACATCGCTATTTTGTGGACTTTTATATAAAAGTTAGAACAAAAGCGGGGTCTGTGGAAAAGTATCTAATAGAGATAAAGCCAGAAAGATTTACTAGACCTCCGGCTATCCCTCAGAGAAAAACCAAAAAATTTATTGATGAGGTTTTTCAGTATGGAATAAATGAAGCCAAATGGAAAGCTGCTTTTGAATTTTGTCAGGATCGTAATATGAAGTTTATGATACTAACCGAAAAGGATTTAGGAATCGCAAATGGCTGATAGTATTTTTAAACAAGTTAGAATGCAGGCAGGTAGTGAGGATAGAGCAGTTAAATGGTATAGAAAAACTGTATTAAATTTGTCCTCAGGAATAACGGGTCAACAATTAATTAGAGGGCAAAAGCTTTCTAGTGTTATTATGCCGGGGTACATGTATATGTTTTTATATGACCCAAAATATAAAGCAGTTTTACCTTATTATGATACGGTTCCGTTGGTTCTACCCTTTAGTATGACTGCGGACGGATTCATAGGTATAAACCTGCATTATCTGCCTTATGGTGCAAGATTTAAATTACTAGGTGAATTAAAAAATCTTGCAATCGACAAACGGGTAAATGAAAATACTAAAATTAAAATATCATGGCAAATACTAAATAGTTCATCCAGATATTTAGCTGCCACTGCTTGCGTAAAGCGTTATTTAAATTCTCATCTTAGAAGTAGATTTTTGAAAGTCAACTACGAAGATTGGGAAACTGCTGCCGCATTGCCAGTAGAAGGATTTAAAAACAATCCAATGGGCAAAGTTTGGAGAGACGTTAAAAGAAAACACGGATATCGATAATGGCAAATTTTTCCATAGACAATTTTCAAACTGAAGTTAGAACTAGAGGGCTAGCTAGACCTAATAGATTTGAAATTTCTTTTCCTGTGCCTAAGGGATTGTTTAATAGTTCAGAAAAAGCAGATCCTAGAATTATTAGTTTGTTTTGCGAATCTGCTAATATTCCTTCAAAAAATATAGGAATTAAACAACAAAGAATTTATGGTCCGTCTTATCCTAGACCTTTTAGCGCAGAATATGGTGGTGAAGGAATCACTATGACTTTTCTAATAGATAGGGATATGGATGTCAAAGGATTCTTTGATTCTTGGATGAATATTATCGTAGATCCCTTTCAATATTTTGTGCATTATCCCGATAACTACACAGTTCCTATTTTGATACAACAATTGGGTGAGAATGATGATCCTACATATTCTGTAACTTTAGAAGATGCGTTCCCTAGAAGTCTTGCTTTGATGGAATTAAATAACACCTCACAAAATAGTGTACACAAATTGAATGTTACCTTTGCATATAGAAGATGGTTCGCATATCATAGATTACCAAATGGAATTAGATATCCTGAGGTTTGGGAACAACTTACTACAAGACCGTCGGATCCTTTACAAACTTTGAAAACGGCGGATGAACTAAACAGAGATAGATCTGCATCTGTGCGTTCAACTATTCCTGCAGTGCCAAATTCTATTCCTAATAACAGAAGAAATACTTCAGCTTTAGATACTCTACCTAATCAATACATAGATGCAAACACTAACGTAGGTAATGTGGAAGACGAAGAGGATGAAGAAGATTTAATTGTATCTGAAAGTTTGCCCGATCAATACATAGAAGCAAATACTAACTAAACCCAATGATAACTTGAGGAAATAATATGGCCTTACCTAAACTTGAAACACCAACATATGAATTGATTCTACCTTCAACCGGAGAAAAAGTAAAATATAGACCCTTCTTAGTCAAAGAATATAAAATTCTTTTAACTGCCTTAGAAGCAGACACTGAGGAAATCTATAAAATTGTTTCTGATCTTGTAGATGTATGTACCTTTAATAAACTAAAGGTTCAAGATTTACCAAACTTCGATATAGAATATTTGTTTATTCATATCAGAGCAAAATCTGTAGGGGAAAAGACATCTCTATCCTTAGAATGTACTAATTGTCAGAGCAAAGTAGATTTTGAATTAGATATAACTAAAGCAGAAGTTAAAAAACATCCAGATCATGTCACTAGAATATTAATTACGGATAATATAGGTCTCGAAATGAGATATCCTATTTTTAGCGAAATTGTAGACATCTATGAAAATTTCAAATCTGAAAATGTAGTGGAATTATTATCCTCTTGTATAAAAACAGTCTTCACCGACGAGGAACAGTATACAGATTATACAAAAGAAGAATTAATAGATTTCGTAAATGCCTTTTCGAGATCTCAGTTTGAAAAGCTTGAGCAATTCTTTATAACTATGCCAAAGATTGCGCAAAAAGTAGAACAAGAGTGTAATAAGTGTGGGACTAAAAATGAGGTAAATTTAGAGGGCCTGCAAAATTTTTTCGTTTAACTCTTTCTCACGAAGGTCTTCTTAACTATTATAAGTTAAATTTTTCGTTAATGAATAACCATAATTATTCGTTATCTGAAATAGAAAATATGTTACCGTGGGAAAGAGAGATATATGTGTCAATGCTCATAGATCAAATTAACGAACAAAATGAAAAATTAAAACAAAAAGCACTAAAGGGATAATCCATGGCTTTACCTAAAGATCAACTAAATGCAGTTGATAGAAGTATCATAGATAACTTAAACGCTCAAAGCGAAAATATTAAAAATCAATCTAAGATTTTACATAAGTTATCTGATGAAATACTTAATCAGAGAAGACAGTTTTCTTCCAATAAATCCTCCAATGCTCAGATGCAAAAAGAGATGTTTAAATTGGGAAGTGGGATATCTGACATTAAAAATTACTTAATGGGTGCTTCTAAATCTAAAAGTACAGTAGGTGATCCAAAAAATCAGGGTACGGATAGAAGATTTTTTACTAATCTATTTACCAAAGTATTTGGTCCTTCTAGATATCAGCTGCAAATGCTAGATGAACTATCTAGCATAAGATCACTTGCAGAAAGACAATCTAGAAGTTTAGACTATATTGCAGAAAATATTGGAAACATTAGAAGAGAAGGAAACAAAGAAACTTTACCAAATATTCAGGATGGCGGCGATGGTGACAGCGGCGGCGGAATTTTGGGAAAAATTTTTAAAGGGGCACTTTCAGGATTTGGAAAAATTCTTTTAGCTGGACTTGTTGGGGCAGTTTCACTTTTATCCGCAGGATTAACAAATTCTATAAGGCAAGTTTTTAATGTAATAAGCGAAATGTGGGGAAGTCTAAAAGAATTAGTTAGCTTCTTAAAGAAACTTTTTCCCTTTGGTACCGGCGGAGGAATTCCGGCAGGTGGAGTCCCTGGAGGCAGTAATCGCCCTGGTGGAGTGGTAGGTGTTCCCCCTATGGGTCAATCTGAGCCTGGAAGATCCGGTGGAGGTATGTCTCCAAATGATCCTAATAAAAGATTGTCTGGCCCCAATCAAAGATTACTTGCACCGCCGAACCAAAGAGGAGCACCTTTTGATCCTAATTACAACTCAAGATTCCCTTGGAACGAAGGTAAGTACGGTCCTAGAGTAATGGATGCAGAAAATGTTAGATCTTCTGGCGCCGGGCGCTTTCCGAGATTCACTCCTGGGGGCAGAGGCGCCATATATGGATTTTTAGCATCTTTAGGTTTAGCAGGATATCTTGGAACCCAAGAGGGCGAAATGTTTGCTGATGATGGGTTAGATGATGCATTAAAGAATCCTGAGATAGAAAAGATAAAGGCAGAAAAATCTAAATACGTTACAAAAGAACAAGAATTTGTTGATAAAATTACTAGCAAAGGATTTAAAGATTCTGATCTTATTAATGATCCTGAAAATCCTACTGGTTTAATCACTATAAGGCAACTAAAACAAAGATTAAGAAATAAATTAGCTACAGAAGAAGAAAAGAAAAAGTTTGATGAAGATCTAAGAATTGTAGAGGAAAAACGTTTAGATGCGCTAGAAAAAGAATTAAAATGGATAGAAGAGGGAACCTCGAATCAAAAAGACTTTAATAAAATCTTAGAAAACACTGCAGAACAATTAGATAAATTTGGAGACTTTTTACAAGAGAATTTTAAATTTGATTCTAAAAAATTTATAGACTTTTTAAATGAACTAGGGGCTATACAAATACAAGGACAAAAGATAAATCTTTTACCTGGTCTTGGTGACGCATCTCAAAAGACTTTAGCAGATACTATTAAACTAAGTGAAGAATTAGGAGACTATGTTAAAGAAAAAGTGATGCCCCCGACAATTATCAATAATAACAGCGGAAACGTAATTGATAATTCTACTAAGGGACAATCTTCGGGGGGATTTCCGTCATTTAGAATAGCGCCAACAGATCAAGATATATTAAATCGTTTAAAAATGTCCAAATAAAATCCCGCCGAAGCGGGATTTTTTAATCTTCTGCTAACTTAGAAAAGTAGGATAAAGATTCATCGTCATCATCAAAATCTACTTCTTTAGGCGGTGCCTTCTCTACCTTTTTAGCAGGAGCTGCAGCAGCCTTAGTTTCAGGCTCACTAAAAGACTCCTCATCTAAATCAATATTTTCAGCTTTTCTCGTTGAAGCTAAGCCTCCAGCAAATCCCATGACCATATCAAATTTCTTCTTCAAATCGTCATATGATTTAAAATGCTTTTCTTCTAGGAACTGCAATAAAGAATGTTGCTTTTCCCAGATAGCTTCAATTTCAGAATCATCTTCAAAAATAGGACTAGGCGATTCAAATTCGGACTTATCATAATTACGATAGCCTTCGACATTACGAATCTTTAGTTTAAAGTTTGCGCCTTCCCAGAAATCAAATACATTAATTGGTTTTTCATCTTCAAATTGTGGGTCAGCTAAATCTTTAATCTTATCCCAGATTTTTTTGCCGAACTTATAAAGAAATACTTTGCC